AAGAAGACCGCAAGCCCCTACTCAGATGACGCGGTCAGATTCTGTGCGGTGGGCGCTATCGTCCGCGCCTATAAGACGGTGACCGGTAAGAGCGTCAACACAGAGCTTGGCGAGAATTGGTCCGTACCATCCGTCATCCGAGAAGAAGACCTAGACCTGCTTGAAATCATAAGTGAGGAGATAGGGCATCAAGCAGCCTTACGCGCATTCGATGTACTCATTGCTGCAAGAAGCCGCCGTACGCGAGAGGCGACCAAGAAGCTGATAGAGATGGCGGCGTGACATAATCGCAAGGCGCACGCCAGGATAAGCCGTTTCCAGCAATGGGCGGCTTTTCTTCTGCGATAATTAAAAAATGGACGAGCGGCCGGATCTCACGAAGCGGCTGCACCAGGTCATCGACGGCGCCTGCGACGTGGTACACTGAAGCACGGAAGAAAGAATGTTCTTCCTTGGTGGCCTAGGGCTCAAACGACCTAGCAAGGGCACGCAAGGGTGACCCCACTAAACTGAGGCTCGCGCCTCTCATCAAACCGCTGCTGCTTCGTAGCCGCTGCATCCCCACTTAAGGTCCGCGCAGAGATTGCGCGGACCTTTTCTTTGCTACAATTCTTTGGGGGCGCGTGGCATTACGAGACGCGGCACGCATCGCTCCATGGAGCATGTCATTAATCGTGTTCGGCGCCTTTTCAGGGCCGACCCCCACAATCTTTTATGCAAATCGATCTACCGTTACCGGTGAAAATCTCCACCAATGTTGCGCTTCGGAAGCACTGGGCAAAGCGCAATGAGATAGTGCGCGAGTTTCACAAGGCGATGCTGCAATACAAGGGCATCAAGGTATATACGCCTGCGCTCCTTTCTTTCACCTTCACATTCAAAGGCAAGGTTCTCGACTGGACCAATTGCAGTTTTATGGCGAAGTCGCTGGAGGATGGAATGGTAAACGCCCGTATGCTTCCTAACGACACCCCGGACTATGTATTTGCCGGAATAATTAAGGCGAAGAAGGGGGACAGGGATAGCGTGCGTATAGAGACGCTATGACCGAGCGCGAATGGATTGGCTTTGACCCAGCATCGCTCTTACCGACGGGCTGGAAACACATCACGCCAGCCGACTATCCACACCCCGACGAGGAAGAGCCTGATAGGAGCAGGTGGTGAGCTATACTTTGTATATGGACACATTTGAACGTATGTGCCAACTGGCGAAGAACCTCGTGCGAGACAGTAAGCTCACCGAAGCGAAGATAACGGCGGCGCTCAATGAGGCTTTCAGCCTCGGCATGTATGAAATCCAAAAAGGCCGTTAAGTTGTATGGTGTCGAGTATCATTCGACGAAGACAGACGGTCACGCCGATCTCTGGGATGCCGTGAATAAGTATTGGTACACCCTACTGCCCCTTATATTCTGGTCGAAGCCTCCGCTGTGGTGGAGAAAAAAACATCCAGGTCAATTCTGGAACCCTTTCCGACGCACCAAACTATCTAATTTCTTCTCTTACTTTCAAATTCAATTCCGCGTTCGTTTAGCGGAGACAGTCTGGTGGGGGAATATCTGATTATGAAGCCCAAGACACGAGCCCTCAAAACACTGAAACCAGAACCACAGCACACCATCACCGTGCAACCAGTACCTATCAATCTCACGCTGAATGTACTGCTACCATTGAGCGATTACGCGGATTTGCTGGTCAAGTCATTTCTCTGCACACTCATAGCGCTCGTGGCATTAGCGGCATGGCTTGGCTGATTTGAATGGCTTTGACCGCCGACGCACCTTTCCCAGGCGATAGCGTCAGCAGTCAGAACCCTCCAAACAACTGCACCTCACGATTACTGCCGTCAGGGCAGATGGTACGGCCGACCCCGATATACTCATAGTGATTGGCAAGCATATTCTCGCGGTGCGTTGGCGACTTGTACCACGCCAAGACTACAGACTGTGGCGTAGCAAATACTGAAGCATCATCACCCATCGCCAGGTTCTCACCGTAGTAGTGATAACCAGGATTGAACTTCTCGAAGCCTGCATGGGAGAACGGCTCAGTGCAGAGAAGTTCGGCGCGCACTTGCGCATCTAAATCGAGGAGCGTGTCTTCTTGTAGAGGATGCGCCCGCAGCGCGTTAGTCATCATGACCACCCCTATGGCAAACCCCTCCATATGCACAGCATCCTATACCTAGAATTGTGCTTGTCAAATGTGCACGTGGTATGATTATTTTGATTAAGCGATTTTAAATCACCTATGGCAGCAGGCGGGTACAGACCAGGAGCAGGCAGAAAGAAAGGGAAGAAGCTTCCGAAGACTATCGAGCGTGAAGCTGCACGCACACAATTGCAACAGATGGTCTTGCAACGCCTCAAGCCTATCTTCGAGCACCAATACAGCCTCGTGCAAGGCATCTCCTACCTCTACCGCATCGACGAAGGACCAAATGGTGGCAAAGAGCACGTCATCGTCGAAGACAAAGATGAGATAGGCGACATACTCGCGCAGATGCACGACAGCAACGGCGAGCTGGTCGATGGTGTCTACAACGATAAGTACTACTACATCACGGTGAAGCCGCCGGAGAATAAGGCGATTGATAGCCTGCTTGACCGCGTATTCGGTAAATCACCACAAGCGCTTACGGGAGAGAAGGGAGGGCCAATCGAGGTAACTATCACCAAATATGCAGCTAAGCCTGCCCCACCTCTACGAACCTAGAGACTACCAGCGCCCGCTGTGGGAAGCATTTGATAGCGGGCACCGTCGCCTCATTCAAATCTGGCACCGCAGAAGCGGTAAGGATAAGACCGACCTAAACCTCGTCGCGCGTGAGATGTGGGAGAACGTCGGCAACTACTACTACGCCTTCCCCACCTACTCACAGGGCAAAAAAGCCATATGGGAAGGTCGTGGCAAAGACGGTGTCGCGTACCTCGACCACTTCCCTAAAGAGCTACTGGATGGCAAGCCCAATGAGACTGCCATGCAGGTGCGCTATAAGAACGGCTCACTGTTCCAAATCGTCGGTGTTGAAGACCCTGACACGCTCGTAGGCACCAATCCCCGCGGCATAGTCTTCTCCGAATACAGCCTCCAGAACCCTAAAGCATGGGACTTGATGCGCCCCATCCTCGCCGAAAACGGCGGCTGGGCCATCTTCAACTACACGCCCCGTGGCAAAAACCACGGCTACAAGCTCTTTACGATGGCACAGGATAACCCGAAGTGGTGGGTATCGAAGCTCTCGGTAGACGATACGCACGTCCTTACGCCTGAAGACATCGAGGAAGAGCGGCGTGCAGGCATGACGGAAGATTTGATACAACAGGAGTTCTATTGCTCATTCATCTCGGCCACACAGGGGAGCTACTACTGGGAGCAAGTAGATAGGGCTGAGAATAACGGGCACCTGAAAGATGTACCGTATGACCCGAAGCTCCTGGTGCATACGGTCTGGGATTTGGGCAAGAACGACTTCAACTGCATCGGCTTCTATCAGACCGATGGCGTTAGCGTCAGGAAGATTGACTACCTTGCAGGCGGCAAAAAAGGGCTAGGAGACTGGATAAAATTGGTGCGCGAGAAGCCGTACAACTACGGCAAGCACTTTGCACCGCATGACATCGAAGTATCTGATTACACCCTACCAGGCGAGCAGACGCGCCGTGATTTTGCCCGCAGCCTCAATTTCGACTTTGAGGTAATTCCCAATATCCCCGTGCAAGACGGCATTGATGCAGGCAGGCGCTTCTTCAGTAAACTCTATATAGACAAGACCCACTGCGCCGACTTCTGGGATGCCATACCGCAATACACGAAGATATGGGATGACGAGACCAAGACCTTCCGCAATAAGCCGCTGCATGATTGGACCTCGAACTACGCCGATGAGCATCGCTATGCCGCGCTCGTCCACCCGCAATTCACCAATGAATACGAAGCGAATAGCGCTGAGCGCATTCAAGAGAACCGCTATGAACGCACTACCATGCGTGCCGATAGCGGCCTTTGACACATGGTATACTTCATGTAACTACCATGATCGACAATCAAGGCACCGCTGGTCTAAAGAAAGTCCTCGAAGAAGAGATACAGCAGTACCTCACTGAAGTCGTGCAGGTCGGCAATGTCTACGACTTCTCCCAGTATAAACTCGTGCGCCGCATCTCCCTCTTCGAGAGCCACACGTATCCAACAGGCAAATTCGACAGCCAGGGCAACTACAAATTCTGGTTCGACGGCGTCAGCTCACGCATCGCCAATGAAGTGAAGAACATCGACTTTGATACGAAGGATATCGTTATCTATTCCGATAGGCAGACTGCGCCGCAGAAAGACGATTTGCCCGTCCTCATATCCAATCTCAAACTTAAAGACTATCTGCGCAAGACCGGCCAAGCTGAGGAGATAAACTCTGCTATCGAGCAAGGAAGCGGTTGGGGCAACATCGTATGGAAGAAGGTCAAGAAGACCTACGAGCGCGTGGACCTACGCAATTTCTACGTTATCTCTCAGACCGCTGAATGCCTCGATGACACACCCGTTATCGAGCGCCACCAGTTCTCAGCGCGAGACCTACGCGCCATGGAGGATGTATGGGACAACGTGAAAATTGCCGCCAAGGACTGCAAGCGCGACAGCTACAAATCTGAAACACAGGTAACTGCCAAGAACACCACCACACCCTTCTACGAGATATTTGAGCGCCACGGCGATATAAGCGTAGCTGATTTAAAGAGCGCTCATGGCAAGACACCAGCCGACGGCGACGAGGATGAGTTCGTCTTTGCCCGCGTCATCGGCATCGCCAAAGACACCTCTTCGAGCGGCGCAACCATCGAATACATCCTCTTTGCCGAAGAGTTGAAAAACAAGAGCAATGAGGACATCTACAAGGAGTTTCACCGTGGCCCTTATGAGGGCACATGGTTCAGGAAAGGTCTCTACGAACTGCTCTTTGATAGTCAGGTACGCCTCAACCAAATAGGCAACCAGATTGCTCAAGGCCTGGAGTTCGCTTCCAAGCTCCTCCTTGGCTCCAAAGACAAGCTCATCATCCAGAACATCTACGGCGACCTCAAGAATGGCGACATCATAAAGAGTGAGGATTTGCACCAGATAGACATGGTCTTCCATGGCTTCTCGCAGCTCATTGAAGAATGGAATCGTGTGCAGCAGCACATGAACGACCTCGCTAATTCAAGCCCGATAGTGACAGGCGAGGGATTGCCACAGCGTATGCCGTTCCAGGAAGCAGCGCTTTTGAACCAGAACAGCAACAAGCTTTTCGATTTCATCCGCCAGAAAATAGCCATCCCGTTCACCGAGATATTCGAGGAATGGTGGGTGCCTGACATGATAAAGGACCTGAAGACCAAAGACATCCTGCGCTTGACCGGAGACCCTGCTATTCTCGACCGCATCTACGCAATGATCGCCGACGACTGGTATCTGAAGAATCTCATCCAAATCGGCCCCCACTCGCAGGACATATGCGATACCCTCAAGATGCAGGTAGTGCAGAACCTCCAAAAGCACCCGAACCTCTTAATGAAAGAAATACGCAAGGTCTTCGAGGACTTCGAGCCAAGCGTAAGTGTCGTGATAACAGGCGAGAACTCGACCTTGCCGCAGGACTTGCAGACGCTCTCCACCTTCATTCAGCTCGAAGAAGACCCCGTGCGCCGCTCCGCAATGATTGAGATGGCGATGGCGAAGAAGGGACTTGATGTTGCTTCACTTCCTAAGTCTCCGCCGCAGATGGCACCGCAAGGGCAACAAATGGCGAATGCACCACAGAAGTCGCCCATACAGCCTAACGCACAACCCACCGCCCAAAGGCCGCAACCACCTAAGCCAGCACCCCAGAAGAAGCAGTATGCGAATGTCCAGTAACTATGACTAAGCGCTACACCTACGCTGATATGCCCGATAAGACGAAGAACGGCATTTATAGTGAAGTCAAACGAGGACTTGCCCTCATAGCTTTCCACGGCATCACCACACTCGGTATCCCCAAAGAAATGATGCAAGATTATTTCTCTGATACTATCGACCCTCTCTCTAACGCAGAGAAGATGGCCATATACTTCCGCTATCGCAACGAATATCCAAGCTTTTTCGAGAAACACATGGTCGAATTATCCGCAAACTAATATACTTTATATGGACTACAAGAAAGTCAAAGCGAGCATCAAGAAGACGGGCACGTTTCACGGAAAAAGCAACGCGCTCGGTCACGGTGGACGCGCCGCACAGCTCAAAGCCAAGGGCGTTCCTGGCGGCGTCATAGGCATGCTTGCACGCAAAGCACAGGCTGCACCAGGCCAGAAGAATTACCACAGTAAGAAAAAATAATGGCACTCTTCTTTATCAAGAAAGCCGTCGAAGCTGATAGTATCGCAGAAGCCATACAGCGCGAACGCAAAGCCCGCATTACCGATGTGTGGACAGATAAGATTGATGTGACCGCTATCGGCTTCCGGACAAGAACTGAATATGACGACGAATTGGAACGTTCAGACGTGGCAAGACATGTATGACAGCCTCACCAACGACGAAAAGAAAGCCGAAGCGCGCCGCAAACGAGAACGAGAAGAGCGCCGAGCAGAACGTATCAGCGATACCGGCCTCTGAGAAAGGAACAGAGACGCTTGCGTATAAGCAATCCATCTTGAATGGCCTGCACAGTAAAGTCGATTTCCTCATGCGCGGTGGCCGCTACTTCTCCCCTAGGCAGCAAGAAGCCGTCGAAGCTCTGGAATATGGCTTAACTACTGAATTAAATGCACTCACTGAAGAATTTAAGCACCGCGAACTCGACGTGAAGATTGCCAAATTCCGCGCTCTCGCCGAGCTTATCAAGCTATGAGCCGCGATTTCACCAAAGAAGAGTGCATGGAGTTGGTCGAGATGACCAAGGCTGTGAACGCTAAACGATGGGAAGTGCAGATTACCAGTCAAAACACTGCCCAAATCCCCGGTAACGCACAGCGCTATGTAGCGCAACTAGAGGCAACCGCCCGGCTTCTAGAACAAGCACGTGATTATTTCGCCACTTCCAAGCTTCGTGAATGCGGCTTCCCTGACGGTAGAGGCCAGGTCGATTTAGCAACAGGTAAAATTACCCCATTGAACGATGGACCCCAAACTAATCCAAAGGCTCCTGGAAAACCCCGACGTGCGCGAGCTTCAGACCTACATACAAATGCACTGCCTCAAGCTTAAAGACCTAACCACAGTCCGCCAGACTGCACCACAAGGAGATATAGCGCTCGAAGTAATTGCCCGTGAACGGGCTTACGATACCCTTCTAAACATCTTGCAGCCCTTTATCGACCCACAATCCACACCTAGTCCTGTTGACCCCTCTGAATATGTGGTGTGATAGAATAACGCTATATGTCAAAGAAAAAGGATAGTGAAGCACCAATAAAAGCAGCGCTTGCAACAGCGCCACAAGAGACATCGCCGCACACCATTGCTGACTGCCACACATCGGACGGCCAGCTCAACCGCACCTTCACCAAGGAAATCCATGGCGAGAAGTTCGCTGAATTCGCAAAGGAATTCGCGGCTCCACGCGGCATGGAGGTACGGTACCGATAGCACTTTCACAACTGAATAGCGAGTACCACGACACACTTCGAGCCGCCAGTAGAGGCTCGTCCGAGAAGCGTCGTGGCTCTCTGGCGAGTTTCTACCGGCTGCTTGAAGGCAGTCGGTTTTCTTATTTAAGGCCAATGGCCTCATAAAACAAAACAAGTCCTATGGACGAAAACAACAAAGTTTCCGCAGAAGAATTAGCAGCCGAACAGGCTGACCTTCAGCAAAGCAAGGAGGAAGAGATACGCGCGAAAGTCATTGAGGAGTTCGGCTTCGACGAGACCAATGACGCAGACCGCATCGAGAAGCTGGTCAAGAAAGAGGTAGAGCACAAAACAAAGCTCTCTTCCGCAATAGGCCAGAAAATCAAATGGCGCACCGAGGCTACCAAGCCGAAAGAGGCGTCTACGCCTCCCAAGCCTGCCGCTCAAGAGCAGGAAGACGTTTCAAAGGTTATCGCCAAGACGCTAGAGCAGCGCGACCTTGATGACATGGAATATCCCGATGACATCAAGAAGGAGATACAGCGCATAGCACAGATAACTGGAAAGAGCGTCAAAGCCGCCGCAAAAGACCCGTATATCGTAAATACGTATATCGAGCCTTGGAAGGCAGAGCAAAAGAATGAAGCCGCATCTATCAGCAGAACTAACAGAGCAAGCGGCAAAAAATCGTTCGATATAGATAATCCGCCCGAACTCGATACTTCCTCACCCGAAGCTTATAAGAAGTCCAACGACGCTTATCAGGCTTGGCTCAAGGAAGCGCAGAAACAGGGCTACTAGCGGACGAACTGCCGTCAGCTCCCAAACGGCTTATAAACTTCAACTCAGTTTCTAGCCTTAATCCCGCTTTCTGGGCACGCGAGGCACAGCGCTCTCTCTTTGTAGAGAACTCAGCGCTTGCAATCGCCCGCACAGAACTCAGGAACCTTGTCGCCGGAGAAGGCGATACGGTAAACCGCACCATCGTTTCCTACCCAGCTCGCGCCACGTATACGCCCGGCTCGGACATCACGGCAACGGTCGTCAACGGTTCTAAGGAATCTCTCTCGATTAGCACCTGGTCTGCCTCCATGGTGACTATCGATGACACGGAAAAAAGGCAGTCCATTATCGACCTCGGGACCAACATCTCGAATAAGATGATGAAGAACCATAACAACGCCATTGAGCAGGCGGTTATGGCGGAAGTTACCAATGCACAGTGGACACTCGACGACGGCAACGTAGGAGGCACAACCGGCAACAACGCGACCGTGAACACCAACACCGTCCCGCTTTTCTTCACCGCCGCAGACACCAAGCTCGACGCAATCGATGCGCCGAAAGAGGGTCGCACGGCGCTCGTCGGTACGCACTTCCTCAATCAGCTCAAAATCCAGCAGGCAGGACGCCCAGGTTCTCCGGTCGCAGACCGCATGAACTTGCAGGGCTACTACACGACCCTCTTCGGATGGGACATCGTGTACACCAATAACCTGCCGTACACCGCGACCTTCACCGTTGCCGGTACTCCTACCGATGGCGACAAAGTCGTAATCGCGGGCGTTACCTTCACCTTCAAGACAGTCCTCGGCACGACCCCAGGCAACATCTTGATTAACGGTGGTAACGGTTCATGCACGAACCTCGTCAACGCGCTCAACGCGCTTGCCACAACGACCTCGAACTACATCGCCGTCTCGGACGAAAACGTATTCTTGCTTCGTGATAAGCGTGCAATTGCCGCAGTTGACAACACCGGCAACCTCACCCTCACGGGCTACGGTGACATCGTCGTCAGCGCATCCATGACCAATGCCTCTAGCGTATGGAGCGCCCAACGCCAGGATGCACTCTTCGGCGTCAAAGGCCGCTGCATCGACCTCATCGTGCAAATCCCACCGAAAGTCGAAGTACTTCGCAACCCCAAACAATTTGGCGACATCGTCAAATCGATGATGGGCTACGGCAAGAAGACCTTCGCCGACGGCGCACGAGAGATGGTACGCGTCAAGATAAACGCAGGCACATCGGATTGGTCTTAATCGCTTAACTCACTAACTATGACCAAAAACATAGTCATCGGAGTTCTAGCGGTTCTAGTCCTCTCTATCGGCTTCCTGTACTTCTTCGGCTCACCGTCGCCGCTCTTTGGCACTTCGGCAACCGGCCCGGTCCACTACCAGGGCGAGACGTTCTCCGGCGGCCTCCAGGTCGGTGCGCGTGGCACATTCACACAGGCAGCCTATAGCGGCACTTGCAACCTCTCCGGACCGACGCTCTCCGCAACCTCGACCGCGCAGTACTACTGCCCGGTAACCGGCGTTGCAGCAGGCGACCTCGTCCTCGCTGACCTCCCGGTCGGCGCAGGTGCAAACAGCAGCGGCTCCGGCTCTCCCGCAGGCGGCTTCGTCATCGTCTCCGCCTACGCGACGACCTCGAACCAGATTGGCGTCACGCTCTTTAACCTGACCGGCGCAGCTACTTCGAGCTTCCCGCAGGCCACTACGAGCGTGGAATACCGCGTCCTTCACTAATGGCTTCACTCAGCGCTTTTCTAGAGAGCGCTGGGATGAGGCCACTAGCCTCTTAACAACCAAACACTTACTATGACAAACACACTTAAATACCAACTCGCAGCCTTCTCTATCGTCGCTCTTGCGGCAGTTTTCGTACTGTACTTCACCACACCAAAGCAGGCATCAGGCAACGTCTTAAGCTATGCCGTACCGCGTGTGGCCACTTCCTCTCCCTCTTCTGCCGGACCAGGCTCAGGCGTACAACAGCTCGTCGCCACAAGCTCCAATTGCGTAAACCGCGTCATATCGACCGGCGCACAAGGCGTCATGCTCTCCTTCAACGGACTTGTCCCCACCGGCTCTTATGGCCACTGGCAAGGAGCGAGTACGACCGTCTCGTACGAAAATGGCGACTTTGGCTGCGGCGCAATCAATGTTTACGCCGCCGCATCTACCAGTTTGAATGTAACCGTCCTCAATCAATAGCGTATGCAGTTCAACTCAGAAACGAATGGGTTGGACCTATACAGCGATGCCCGCTACCTATTAGGCATAGATGAAACCTCAGACACCACCAGCTACCCCATCAAAGCCTTCACACGAAACGCCAACTTCGCACTGGATAAGTACAACTCCCTCGCGCTGAAGGCTGATGGCACGTGGAAGTTCAATGATACAAACCAATCCAATGAACTCATTGATGTAACCCAGAACCTTGTAAACGGCACACAGAAATACGCCATACAAGCCACATGGCTCAAGATTGGCCGCGTGCGCATCAAAGACAGCAGCCGCAACTTCGTGACGCTCCTGCGGATGGATAGAAGTAAGCAGAGCGATAACCAGCTCAACGCTTCTTCCGGCACGCCCGTAGGCTACTTCGTTCTCGGTAACTACCTCTACCTAGACAAAGCGCCAAATTACAATTCAACAGGAGGCCTAGAGGTACAGTTCCAGCAGGGCGCTTCCTACTTCACCTACACTGATACAACGAAGACGCCCGGCTGGGCCCCGCAATTCCATAGGCTAATCTCTCTTGAAGCTGCTCTGAATTATGCTCTTATTAATGGCATACCGACTCGCGCTGCCGCTCTGCAAGCCATGATTGGCATACCTCCAGACCTAGAAAATAACCAACCGGGCAGCGGCATGGCAAAGGAGTTCGTGGACTTCTACTCGCAGCGTGACAACGACGCGCAGCCCACCGTCTCTTTCCGCAAGAGCGACTACGGAGAACTCTCTCTTGGCCAAAACCCCGGATCGATAAATCCTAAGGGCTTCCCTGACTACTATGGCTACTAAAGCAGCGGATGATACGTTTGAAGTGGTGTTCAAAGACTTCCACGTCGGTCAGGCTCCGCTTGCGTATTTGGATAGCAAAACCGAGTACGGTCAAAGTGGCCACGCCGCCAGCGCATCATTCATTGACGTAATTTCAGAGCCCGGCAAGCTCAGACAAGGACCTGGGATAGGTTCGGACTTTACAAACTGGTCCACATTAAATCCTTTCATCGGCTTCATTTATGACGGGATAATAGGTAACGACGCTAGCTTCCGGAATTACACATTGGCCATCGCAGACGGGAAACTCTATCAGATTGATGCCGGTAATACCGTCACGAATACCGGTATCTGGCCCCACTCATTTACTGCTGCTGGCAGCAATACAGGTCTCTCCGGGACACTTTTCAATGGTTCATTTTACTACTTCCATAGCACTGACTGCGGAAAATATGACCTCGCAACTACCTTCGATGACACCTACTTCTCTGCCACCGTCACAGGCGCAACAGCCCTTCAATCCGCACCGCATCCTGTCGCTGTTCAGCAAGACCTTATGCTCTTTGGCAATGGACGCTATGTTGGTGTCTTTAATTCCACTACTACCACTCTGGTAGCAAACAAACTGGACTTTGGTTCTGATGCCCAGGTAGCTGATATTGTCTTCAACAACAATCAATGGGTAATTGCCGTAAACTACGGTTTAGTAAATCTTCAGCACGCCGTCATATATTTCTACGATGCTTCTGCTACCACCTCTCAACTCGCCGACCAGATAGACCTTGGCAATACCCAGATTGGCTTTCTCCAAGTCGTCAATGGCATTGTGTATGTCACCTACAGAACTCTCACATACTCGTCCACAACGACCAGTAATCCTTCCACCTTGGGGTACATTAAGGGCCGCCAGATAGAACCATTACAACACTTCAATTCTCAACTGCCGACTTTTACAATGAAGGCATTTTACCGAGAGATGATACTATTTGCCACTAACTTACAGGTGGGCGTCACTAAGACCGCATTCATCTACTCTGCAGGCGCAGCAGCCCCATCTTTCCCTTTCCAATTTTCTCCCATCTCTGGCACAACGACCTCCAACCCTAGTATTCAAGCCATTGCCAATCCTTTTGGCGTCCCAATTGTCGCCTACATCTGTAGTACAGGCAGCACTAATCACCTTGCAGCATTTTCAGGCCTACACACTGATGCCGTATGGCGCAGCATCGTCGTCCCCGTCATCAAGACCCTCAAAAAGGGCTTCATAGATACAGTTACCGTGCTCACCGAAACCCTCTCTAGTGATGCAGGCTGTACCGTTGCCATCCTCGCAGACCAACTTACTAAGACGGGGACTACGTTATCTATCTCTGGATCAGCCTCCAAACGGTGCTTTATCTTTAAGCAAGTAGGCCTCACTGCCATTGAGGACTTCGCCGCCCTTGTCAGTTGGTCTACCGGGAGCTCATCAAATAATTGCACCATCCGCAAGATAATCGTGTCGGGCCACTTTGTTGAAACAACATCATAACTATGGAAGACCTTACCCCAATATTTCCATTACAACCTTCCCGCATACAAGTCGCCGTACCAGTCCCATTCCAGGCACAGGCCCCCCAACAGCAGGTCGGTGGCTTCACCTCAACACCAGGCGGCCTCAACAACGGCTACGTCAGTTTCGACAGCCAGAACACGCAATTTCACATAACGGTAGGGGGCCTAAATCTGACGCTCTCTGGCGCTGATGTTATGACCTACGCCTCTACGATAGCACTCGACACCCAGAAAGCCGACCTCCACACCACGACCACCACCAATGCAATCGGCAACGCTACCATAAACGCCTCTTCCGGTGGCACCGCAGGACAGAAGCTTTTCATAATCATCACCAACGACGCGACGGCAAATCGCACCATCACTTTCGGCACGAACTTCAAGCCGAGCGGCACTTTGGTAGGCACGACCAGCAAGAGTGCGCTCGTGCAATTTATTAGTGACGGCACTTCGTTCTATGAAGTGTCCCGCACAACCGGACTTTAAATTATGGACCCATCAATAGCAGCAGGAGGAAATCCGAACGCAACAGCCAACCCGACGCCCTTCACTGTCAATCTCCCAGGCGCAGGCTCTCTTTTCATTGACGGCAGCGGCGGACCGCAGCCGCAGCTCTACTCGATAAACGGCAACAATCTTCAGTCCTTCAACATCAATCAATTCGCGCAGAACTATCTCTCACAAAACGGCATCGACTATAACGCGCTCAGCAGCGCTACTCCTGCCCAACTCGCCAGCAACAATGCCAATTACAATGCAAACCTTGCCGCGATGGCCGATAAAGCGCGAAGCCTCGGTGTTGACATAACCAGCCGCGCTAACAATTGGGATGAATCGGGCGCTGCCTACATCAACTTATACGCGACCGGCCTCAACCTCCTCAAGAACCAGTACGGCGTGAATATCTCCTCACTTCCGCAATATAATATCGGTGACGTGCAATCCGCACTCACTCATAACGGTGGCACAACCATAAGTACCATCGACCCCTCATTCTTTAGCACTCCGACAGGAGCCGCTTCATCGGTGACGCTCAATACTCAGCCTGCACTGCCTGCCTCACAGGCCACCATTGCGGCCGCTCAAGCCGCACAACAAACACAACTGGCAGGCGTGCAGGGAAAGAATGTAACGACGACAACTGACGCCAACGGCAATATCACCAGCTTCAGTGCAACCCCGCTTGGTTCCCAACCCCCGCCGAATACGTCGGTCTCTAATCCCATAAATCCGCCGACTTCAAACGGTTCCTACTCACCCCCCTCAGGACAAGCCGCACAAACTATCTCCAATTATCTTACCGGCATCGGCGCAACACTTCAGAGCCAACAGGCACAGTATCAGCAGGCCAACCAGCAGCAAGCGCAGAACTACCAGAGCCAAATCGACGCGCTCAACCAACAGCAAAAGGAATTACAGCAGCTCTCCGATAATGGGATGCTCGGCGAAGATAACACGATGCTCCAGGAGACTTCCCAGAAACAAGCAGCCCTTCAGCAAGAGCAGCAAGAATACCAGGACAACTACAACGCCAACCAGTCGCTCATAAACGAAATGGATGGATTGCTCACGCAGGGCAATCAAATCATCGAGGACATGAAGAACACGACGGGCTTGGCTTCCATCATGAACCCGCGCATCTCGCAGACCATGACCGACGTAAGCGCCCGTGCTGGCGTCATACAGGCGGTCTTGGCCGCGAGAAATAACCAGATAGGCAATGCCCAGAAGCAGCTTGCCAGTGCGACGGACGCAATCACGAGCATCTACACCGACCAGATGAACTACTACAAATCGGTCGTCTCCTACTACGAGCAGCAGAAGCAAGATACCCAAGGCGAGATTGACAGCCTCAGCAAGGACCAGAAGACCTACATCGACAATCAAATCCAATCACTCAAAGATGCAGTCACGAACACACAAAACACCGCTAACATCATCCAGAAAGCGATGCTCGACCCGAACACCGCACTCCTCTACGCCACAGCGGGCGTAACCCTCAATGATAGTCCTGCGCAGATACAGCAAAAGCTCGGCCTCGCCACTTACGCGCAGGAGCTTTCCACCCTCTCATCGAACATGGCTGCCAAAGGCTACTCTAGTAATCCCGTGCCAGGCGTCTCACCCGTCACGATGGTAGACAGCCAGGGCCAGCCACATCAGTTCTGGGCGGCAACGACGCCGGGAACGAAGACCGGGACGAGCCCGACATCGACGAACAGCCCATCAGTTCCTAGCGGCGGTACTATTACAAGCGGCAACCTTGTCGCGACACAAAATGATATTGACCAGGGCGCACAAGCACTCAAAGCCTCCGCATCACAAGGCGCAGAAGCCGACGGCAAGTACGCCGACCCGAACTTATATCTCCAGATGTACGAGCACTGGGTATCTCAAGGCGGCAAAGGCAGCGACTTCCTCAAGTACTATCCCTTCTCTACTTACATCAATCCTGCAAATACGTGGCTCTCGCAGTCAATAAGCGACTTCAACAATCAAGGCTCAGGCGGCGCACAAACTCCGTAGTATGGGACTTTGGGACAGCGTCATACCTACAGCTTCCTCACCAGAATTGCCTGGTCTTGGCGGCGGCGGCAACTTCGCCGCACCAAATCTTTCAACCCATACAACCGCACCGACTTCTAACTTGTGGGGCGACCTTCTCGGCAATTCGACATCGATCCCTACCGCCAACCTATGGTCTACGATGGCTAACTCCACACCAGCCGTTGCTAATAACCCAACACCCCTCAGCCTTTACGACCAGGTCAAGACACCTTCTGTTGCTTCGCAAGCTGCCAGCTACGACCCCGTATCTTCCGCCGTCTCCACAGTCTCTAGTGCCTACAAGCAAAGTGCAGTTCCTGACATCCTCACCGGCCTCAGCACCGGCAACTGGCAACCATACCAGCAAAAGATTGCATCCAATGGTATAGACGCTACCAAACTAGCCAACCCCGATCCTGCTATCCATGGACCCGAAGTACAGAAACTCGCTAACCTCGTCCTCGGTGTCTCTGGTGGTGAAGCAACAACTGCTCTCAAGCTCGGCAATATGACCGAGCCGGAAAGCAAACTCCTCATATCTTTCGCTGACCACATAAATGCCGGGCACAACGTCGGCGCTGAAGACTGGGAAACTATTAAACAGACCCTGACCGACAATGGCTACACAGCGCCGAACACACAGAAGCAAGCAGCGCAGCTCATCACAGATGCGAAGAATAGTGCCGTAGCTGCGCAAGCCGCCAAAAACGAAGCAACCTTTAACGCTCAAACCGACAACTCACTCAGCAAATCAAAGCCAGTCAATGCGTCGCAAGTTTCTTTGCCGCCAAAACCCGTACAGCCCCGCCAACCGAACGGCTGGTGGGACACCTTCAAGAAGGCATTCAGCGACCAACGTGGCTTCGTCAAGAACCCGCTCGCACAAGAAGAGCCAGTCCCAGCACCAGAACCAAAAGCCCCATCACCAGAAGAACCCGCACCTGTATCATCTCCACAGGATACCACGAACAAAGTCGAATTGCCGATAACCGGCACCACACAAGCCGAGCGTGTCGACAGCACCATAGTCAACTCCGAGCGCATCAAGAACGAGATAAACATACGCGGCAAAGACGCTTTCAAGGCAGGCCAAAGCCTCTCTGCCAATGACTTAAAGCTCGGCACCCAGGTCGAGCACGGCTCACCGCTCGATGAGATAACCGCACAAGCCGATAACCCGAAACAGCTTGCCACTTTCCTCACCAAACTCGCCGATTACTACGACTTTCGCTTGGCAGCAGACCGCGCTGCAGGCGGCAATACCCCGCGCGTGCCGAATTACATCCCGCATAACTGGGACTTGAGCGACCCAAAAGACTTGGCTCGCTTCAACGACCTCGCCAAGCAGAAAGGCTTGCAGGAGTACAAGGGCTACCGCGCACAACCGCGTGTCTTCAATTCTTACGCAGAAGGCGAAGCGCAAGGTTTCAAGCGCGCAAATCCTTCCATCCTCGAAGACTTACAGCATGACTACAACGCAGCCAGTACCGTCCTCAGCCGCCAGGCCTTGAAGCAAGGGCTCTACGAAGCCGCACCGGATAAGGTAAGCATGAGCGGCTACGGTCAGACTCCTGAAGGCAAACCCTTCGTCAACAGCAACATTCCCGGTTTAGAAGGCATCTCTTACGACAAATCCATCCACCAGCAGCTCAAAGGTTTCGAGCCACTTACGAACACCGACGTTCTCGACCAGGCCAAAGACAAAGGCTTCAATCCAACCGACCCTAAGAGCTACGGCATTCTCTGGCAGAGCATGAAGGATAACGGGATGCTCAACACTGTGAGCACGCTCTACGACCACGCCAACAGTAGCCTCAAGCACACCATCCTCAACTTCTCCGGCTTCCACTCTATAAACATCAGCGCCAACTACACCGGCGCTTCCATCTTTAACCCAATTAAAGGTATTCGTGGGCTTACCACCTCCCTTCCCTCTTTCTTCAGCGAGAAGGCGACGCAGGACATCATTGATGGTTTCAAGGCGAAGAAGATACCCGGCAAGAGCTACAGCGTCTTTGATGCAGGACTTCGCTCCGGTGTGAACATGGATAGGGGTCTGCCGCCGAGCACCATCCGCTCGAAAGTAAACCCTTTCAACGCGACCTCCCGCGCCATCTTCGACCGCGAACTCTACACTCTCAAGCTCAACCTCGTTGACCAGGCGTTCGGAAAAGGTGAGATAGACCCAGCCTCCGCAGCCGGACGAGCCACGGCCAAAGAAATAAATCTCATCATGGGGGAGGTGAACACACGCACCATGAACATCAACCCCAATACTTCTAAATGGCTCTCCCGTGCTCTTCTTGCCCCACAATTTACCGCATCAAAATACAAGTTGATAGGAGATGCGTTATCGAAGGGCGGCGATGCCGGTCATCTTGCACGCACAGCCGTCATCGGCAAATCACTTGCTATCGGCACACTCTCAACCCTCGGTACCCTCTTAGCCACGGGCAAATTCCCCAACCTCCACCAGATACTCCTTAATTACACCATCGCACCTTCTACACAGACCAATCTCACCAACCCGAAAGGCCAAAAACTCGACGTTACCTACCCACAGACATTCCTCACCGAACCAGCAAAGCCCCTTGGCGGTGCTCTCGATGCTATCGGGATACAGAACCCCCTCGGCACAAAGAACGACCTCACGCACTACGGCGAAGCACGCCTTTCACCTGCACTCTCGACCGCAATCGCCGCCTATAACAACCAGGACTTCTACGGCAACCCAATAGTCAATCCGAATGTCCCACAGTCCGCACTCTCACAGCGCATACAAAACTTAGGCAAAGGACAGCTTCCTATAGGCATCCAGTCCGCCGTTAACCAGGCGCAGGGAAAGCAGACAGGCGCGCAGACTGCTATCAACGTTGCAGGGCTCAACACAAAAACCTCATCCTCTGACCCGACTGTACAGGCACGTAACACCGTCACAAGCGCCAAACAGGCCATAGCTGCCATCGCACCCGACGACCCGCAACGCCTCGAAAAGATGCAGGCGATATTCAACAGTCTCCCCGCCGATTCCCGTAAATCTCTCGCCTATCAAGAACTCCTCGACGGCGTAAGCACCAAAGGCATCTATCAGTCAGACACCGAGCAAAAATATTTCCAGGTGCAAGACCTGCTCTCCCAGGGAAAAACCGCCGAAGCTACTGCGATAACGGCCGCCATGACGCCGAAGGAGTACAGCACATACAAGGCCATACGCACACGCCTCACTAATCAGACGCTTTTCCAGAAAGTCAAAGACCTCGTCTCGCAGGGAAACACCACAGCCGCTACGCAGCTCACCGCCTCAATGACCAAAGACCAGTACAAGTCCTATTTGACATGGAAGAAAAAGAATCCCTGATATAATTAATCTAATCTTCACCTATGTACGTACCCGTCAATCCTTCCGAGAGCTATCCGATAAACCGCGTCCTCGAAGACACGACCGATAGCGGTACGAACTATGTGCAATGCAAGGTCTACAACGGAAAGACGCGCGCGCTGTTGCAGACCGTCAATCTAACTGACAACGGCAACCGTTGGTTCTCAGGCCTCATCACCATTCCCCAGGACAACGCCTTCTCTAATGGCACATGGCTCTTAGTTACCACTACCGTCTACACCGACAGCGGCTATACCACTGTCAACACCAACTACGCACAGACCTCAGAACAATGGTTGGTGCAAACACGCTTCGACTATCGCTTCCTTCCACAAGGCCTTGGCCCTGAATGGGGCGAAAAGCTCACCACTACCTTCAAGGAACAAGTCGCAGCACTGAAACCTAATGACCCGCCGCCCGCCGTTGACCACACACCCGCACTCTTCGGCATCAACTCACGTCTCAACGCCATTGAAGGCGCAATACGCGCTATCGTCATTCCTGAGCCAGAGAAACCTGAGAAGGTAAATCTCCAGGGCTTACAGAGCGCCCTCGACAATCTCACTAAGCTTGTCGCCTCCTTGCCCAAATTCGAGAAGACCGACCAGAGCGCCATCCTCAATTCCCTCTCCAATCTCCATGGCGCTATACAAAATCACCACGCTATCAGCGCCGACGCTCATACCAAGACACAGAAGGCAATCAAAGAAAGCGTCGTCCCCATCATGGAGCAGACCGCGCATCAACAGGTTATTGACGGCATCAAGAACGGCTCAATAGATATTTCCCTCTCAGGCAAGAATGCCGAGAAGCAAAAGGGGCTTAAAGGATTAGCTAAAAAATACGGCCTATGAAAAAATGGCTACTAGTCTCATTGCTATTATTCCCCTCGCTCGCATTAGCTCAAGGCGTCCCATCACAAGATCAATTCACTTCTACTACTTCACCCTCTCTTTCCATAACCCAGAAAGTCTATGGCAAGACTATACGTCTCACCGGACTTGAAAATCTCGGCTGCATTGGTACCGATAGCAATGGCATCCTACAAGCAGGCACATGCTCTGGTGGTGGCGGAGGCGGCACAGGCGTCGCCACCACATCGATCCTATCGATATGGCCTATCATACGCACACTATCGACTGCTGCACTCACCTTCAGCTTCGGCGGTATATCAACCTCGACCAATCCTACAATAGGCCAGATACCTTACTGGACTGGGGTTAATACCATTGGCAGCGTCGCAACTGGCACCGTATCCGCTGGCTCTAGCGCCATAACCGTAACTGCCGGTCGCTCAGTAATAGGCGGCGCGCTCTCCATCGACTGCACCGCTGCGAGCGGCTCTCAAAATGGCTGTCTATCATCAACTGACTGGACGACGTTCAACAACAAAATCTCTTTCGTATGGCCATTCACGCCGACCACCTACGGGACCCTCCAAGTCTCCGCTACTTCAACCGCCTTTGAAGATTTCGCTGGCCTCATATCTGCCACCTCAACCATCGGCACACTTACAGCTTCATCGAGCATAACCAACCAGGGCGTCAAGAGTGCTCTCGTGCTCAATAGTGCGGCAGGACTTGAAGGAGCATATGGCGGCGCTTCTGCCTGCTCGGCCAACAACTTCGTGACGACGATAAGCGCAATAGGCGGCACAACCTGCGGCACAGCTACAATTTCCGGCGTTTCTCTCGGCGGCACACTCGCCGCTCTCAGCGCAACCGATGCGACACTTACCTTCTCCGGCAGCTACACCGGAGCAGCAGCACGAACCGTAGGACTTAATCTTGCGAATGCCAACTCATGGTCCGCAAAGCAGACGTTCGTCAGTGCATCCTCAACAAATCTATCTGCCTCCGGTTCCTTCTTCGCTCCATCCGCAGCATCAACCACCCTCAACGCATCTGGCGCTATCGCAATCGACACAACAGTCGCGTCATCGGGCATTTCCTACTTCGACGGCACCGCTCAAAGACTTGCCCCGAATATCATGCCTGTCTCATTCATGTGGAATACGACTACTCCATCGACTTCCGCCACGGACACGGGAATGATTATCAATGGAGCACGCCCCATAAAGCTCGATAACGCAGCATGCAGTGTCGTCGGTGGCACGGCAACAATCGCCGTCGGCAACGGTGTATCGACCTCGACCTACATCCAAGCCAAAGCGCTCTCTACCGTACCCGTGCCAGTGACTCTTTCCTCGAATAACTCCTTTACGCAGTTCGCCCCTATCTTCATCGCTATCGGCACCTACTCTGCAAACACGGTGACCACCGTCTCTTGTGGATACGGCGAGGAATACACGGGCTGATATGCGCTGGCTTCTCCTCATCCTCTTCCTCATCCCTAGCCCGGCTCTAGCGGCGATAGCGTTTGATGCGGCAGAATACAGCGGAAGCTGTACGGGGACCACCTGCACGCTTCCCACCAATCACACCGCGACGATAAACAACACCATCGTCTGCACGGGTTTCATCAATGGCCATTCGACTGACAACATCACCGGGGTTACCTACGGGGGGACCGCGATGGCCCGCTACAGCATCGGCACCTTCGTCTCCGGCGTGGGTATTCCGTACCTCTACTGCCTACTCAACCCGCCAAGCGGGTCGCAGAGCATCGTCATCACGCAGACCGCAGGCATAGAAAGCTCATTCGCCTGCACCGCGAGCTATACCGGGGTCGCGCAATCCGGTCAGCCCGATGCCACCGCGACACCGAATACCTGTACGGCGTGTACCGCGCTCACAACGAGCCTAACCACGATCGCTGATAACTCTTGGGCTTTTGCTTTCGAGGGTAACTCTATCGGCGCACCGACCGCAGGAGCAGGGACTACCGCTCGTGCGACCAACGCCAACGGCTTCGGCTGCTTCGATGGCGGTGCCTTAGTTCATCCCGCAGGCAGCACCTCACTCATCACCAATATAGGGAGTTCCGGCAATCAGTCAGTCGTCATGGCTTCCTTTGCGCCATTCTCAGCCGTAGTAGCAGCACAACCGACCATCTTCCGCCTCATCCTCTGGGGCAATTGGTAGCTATGCGCACCTCGAACACTTCTTTACGCGGAACACCGACGCATACGCAGTCGGCGAGCACCACACCCAATCGCTCCTATGTATTCCCCACGAACAGAGCCATTTCATACCCGCAATCATAGCATATGCCCACCGAAGAACAGACATACCGGGAAGGCCAACGAGAAAAATTCGACCGCTTTGAAAAGGACGTACGCGAGTCGCTCTCACGCATCGAGACGGCGCAGGACACGCTCGACAAAAATCAGAAGTTCACCAACGGCAAGGTGCGCAAGATAATCATCGCGCTTGTCCTCCTCGGCGGCATCGTCATCGGCATGAATTCTAATAATTGGCACGACATCATTGCCCTCTTCGCGGGCGGTGTTTCTATCAACTGATATGAACCTCGACACCCTACAGCAATTTCCAAATCAGACTACCGATGGCAATCAGACTGAATGCGTCGCTTTAAGCGTCGCTGACATCGTAGGGAATATTACAGGCCAACTCTACGACCCTGACTACGTATACGCCTGTGCGCTTAAAATCATGAACCTCCCGCCGAACACCAACGGCCTCGACCCCTATGCAGGAATGCTAGCAGCGATCCTCTACGGCCTCCTCCCGATAAGCCTCGAAGACTTCTCCGCCAAGACCATAGGCGAACTCTATGTCGCCAACTGGCAGAACTATGCCGTAGATGACCGTACCACCGCCCAGGAGCACGTCATGAAAGGTGTGAAGTCCCTTCACTCATTCGATGACATCACCAAGTACATGACGACCTACAAAGCAGGTGTCTCGCTTGCGCTTCGCTGGTACGAGAGCTTCAATAGCCCCGATAGTAACGGCCTTCTGAAAGAGCCCGCAGGGAGTTTCACGTATCACAATGTCGCCATCTACGAGCTAACGCCCTTAGGGTTACGCGTGAAACCTTGGCTAGGCTCTGACTTCGGCGACCACGGCTACGTCTATATGACCCCTAACGTCTTCGAGCAGTGCTTTGAGGAGGCTTACGCGTACGATCCGGCAACATGGCGGTGGTTTTCACTCGCCACCATGGCCGTCACTAGGCCGTGGATAATTCCCGATTGCCTTCAGCAGATGCGGTATACTAAATGAAAGGCTCATGAATTGGTTCACGGAGCTACTTGAGGAGATATTTAAGAAGCCTGTCTACGCCACCGACCCTATGCCAACTCCACAACCAATAGACCCCGACGCACTGTTGTCATGGGATACGAAGGAAAATTGCCGCCACAACGTGCGAGCGCTCTGTGATTTGGAAGGCCTAACCGTAGACCAGAAGAATGACTTTTCACGCACCATACACTGCGAGAGCGACTACAACCCCGAGTGTGTACACCCCAACATAGTCAATGGCCACGTATCGAGCACCGACTACGGCATCGCGCAGATAAATGACTACTGGCATATCGGTCCCGGCAAAGACTTCGCGACGATAGCCGATGCCATGAACCCCGAGAATGCTATCCGATGGGCTTGCAGGCAGTGGAAAGCCGGTAACGGCAAATTATGGGTCTGCAAGCTCAAGAACCTCAACCTCAACTACTCTCCGTAAAGGTCGGCATTATTAATCAATGAAATCATCATGCCAATCTCAACAACTTACGCAGCCCAGATAGTCATTGCGCTTTCCCTCATCCTCCCGCGCTTTGGTGTATCTCTCGGCAATGACGAACTCAACGCCATGGTCGAAGGCCTAGCCATCTTCGGCAGCATCATCTGGACCCTCTACCAGCGTTACAAGGCTGGCGGCATCACCATGGCAGGTGTCCGCTTGTAACCCTTCGACCTCGGCTCTCGGCGAAGCGCTGGAGAGCCGTAGTCGGCGGGGACTGCCGAGACCCACTTGGCCAAAGCCAAACATAACTCAATAGAGCGCTGGATAATCCTCAGCGACATGCAAGTCCCGTATGAAGACCCTATCACCATGTTGGCAGTCGAGAAGTATATGCGCGCCCACCAATGGGACGGCTATGTCAACATCGGCGACTTCATGGATCTCGACAGTATCTCCCGCTTCAACGAAAACTCTCCCGGCGAGAAAGAGAATAAGCGTCTCGATCAAGACTACCTCGAAGGCAATACGATCCTCGACCGTCACCAGGCTATTATCCGCAAGCGCAATAGGAAAGCCCGTTTCGTCTATTTAGAGGGCAATCACGAATATCGCATTGAGGACTATTTCAAGAAGCATCCTGAGCTGAAAGACGGCCACTACGCTGTGAAGAATGCCCTACGCCTCGAAGAACGAGGCTTTGAATGGATACGCTCATGGAGCAACAACGAGCCCTTCTCTCTCGGCAAAGCCAACTTCGTACACGGTAAATATACCAACCAATACCACCCAGCGAAGATGGCAAACAAGTATGGAGACAACATCTTCTACGGCCACACGCATGACATGATGTGTCACGCAGTCGCGCATGAGTTTCACCCTGACAAAGTTCACGTCGGCCAGTCCATTGGCTGCCTTTGCAAGCCTCAGAAGTACATGAAAGGCTCGCTGAATAACTGGCAGCAGGGTTTTATGGTGCTTTTTCTACTCCCTGACGGCAAATTCAATTACTACCTGCCGCGCATCTTCAATCATCAATTCATCGGACCCGACGGCGTTTTGTATCGTCCATAACTATGGGACTTCTCTCAAACCCACCAGATTGCGCTGACGACACTACTGCTGAAGAAGACGATTGACGATAAGCTGCGCGTAGCCTGCAATATCAGAGAAGTTATCTGCGTAGTCTGGGTCGCCTGTAAGGACCCGACTCATCTTTGCAAAAATCATATCAAAACATTCTTTCTGGTCATCAGCCAGCTTATCCCACCCAGGATATAGCCGGACACAATTCTTCAAAGCTTGCGCAATCTCCGCATTATCCTTGAACTCTCCGTACCGATTTCCCCGCTCCTTCAGAATGTCCCCTAATTCCATGCCCAAATCATACACTGTCCACATCTGCAACAAGCAGTAATCCACAGAAGCGCTACAATTCCAGTAGCGGCCACTCCCCACATGCGGGCGACCGGATAGACCCCTCCGGCTTTTCGCGAACTTGTACAACGCGCTCTCTCGCCCGCAGTTGGGGAATGGTCCCAAAGTTCTCTGACAGGAGGCGGCACATGACCTATCTCGAACACCGGGAGAAGTTCACCGTCAAGCTTTGTGAAGGATGCGTGTATACCCCTGACGACATCGGGGAGCTATATGACCCGCTTTCCGAGTTCTGGTGCTGCGGCCAGTGCCCAGCTCAGAAGATGTACAAGCCCGAAGGCGTCCAATATCCGCGAGAGCGCGATCCGGACAGGCTCAGATGGCTCAGTGCGCAATATCAGACTTAGCGCGAGTCCTCCCGAGCGCTGAGAAACTAAGCCGCTTCTTTATGAGGCGGCTCTTTTCATATAAAAAAAGCCCAGATGCGCTCTGCCGCGCAACGTCGCATCTTGCGATAACAATCACACCGACTCATTTCGGCCACTTTCGACTGATTCGATTCCTCCATAAATTGATATAGGAGGGAAGCGATGGATAGACGAGAGTTCATGATACACGCATCTATGGCACCACTCGCACCGATGGTCGATACTAAAGCGTCGGAAGCATTTTGGATTAGACACGCAATTGAAGTGTTTCAGTCAACTGCGGCCATGTGTCAGACCGTCTTTTACAGTCCCGAGAGAATGACACAGGAGCAGATTGTGAAAGCTGTCTACCTCTGCGAAGCAGCCGAAAGACTATCGAGATCGATGAACTATGCCATTTTTGCAAGTATTAGTGATAAAGACGCGCAAAATGCTATCAGAAAAGCATTGTCCCAATACGAAAGATCGCTTTATAGCGAATTACATGCCTTGAAAAACAAGTCGTGACACACTTCCTTTTGCGCTGCTTTACATCCTTGAATAAACAGCTCTCGTGGCGATACGTCTCAGTTTTAGTTTTTAAAAAGTGCCCAGATACGCTCTGAGCGGGCGGCAATCACTTCCATAGCGGGATTGAGATAAATTCTCGACGCTCCTCACCACTTTCGTCCACAATCCACAATGCTAGCCAGCAGCGACCGCCGCAACTAGATACACATTGATCTGGATGATTTTGGACGAACTCAAGGCTAATACGCCCAACTGTGAAGATATGGAGTGTTGCATGGTAATCGTCACACTCTACCCGTTCATACAGAGCCACTATTTTTCCTCCATCTCTCTAGCGTCAGCCGATTTATTCAGCGGACGCTTGGAGGGATGGAGCAATTACTCCAGAAACTCTTCATCAATCTGTGCTGGTATCACGCACCATTCTATCCAAGCACCGTTCTTAATCCACTTGCGCTCTATTACCCAACCGCACTCTATATCAGGCGTAATGCGTAGCATAGCGAAGATGGTAGGGCCGAACATCTTATCGATAACTACCCTTTGCGTCCCAATCTCGATTGTTCTTGTCTCACGTTCTTCGTTTTCCATAATGTTTGTATGTCGCAGAGTACTTACTTTTGCGACGTTTCGCCGTCTAACACCTGCTGCCAAAATTCTTCCGTATTGCCACCCAACAGAACAACCTCCAGAAAACTATGCGGTGTAAGTAACCAATGTCGTTCCCCAGACTTCTTGCCTCTGTCTCGGGCGTATTCATCCATTGCATCAAAGACATCTAACGGCCACCCCAGCGCTCTTCCAAGAGCCTGCCAGAAAACAGGGTCGAAACCGATGCGCTGCCATTGAACGTCTTCTTCATTGCCATTCTCTACTGCATACAAAGCAAACTCAGCTATCTCCGGCTCCCAACCATTTTTCAAGGCCAACACAACTGCTTTTTTCGGTATCATACGTCGTAAATCGTCAGCTAGTAATTGCCCCGCCCTTTGTACAAGCGGATGACATCGTTCTTTGCCTCTATAATCTCACGTAGAAGCCGAATGTGCTCCTCACACTGCAGTTCTTCGATGCTCTTTTCCATTGGAAATTCTACAGAATCCCATCGATCCAAGTTCTTTTTATTTGCTGCCTTACTTGCGTTTTTTGGTATCTCCCCGAGACTTACCCCGAGCTCATAACGCTCTTGCGCACGCTCCTCCAGCAGTCTTACGGCTGCGTAGAACTCCTGATCCGGAGGGCTCTTGCCGTCAACCATCACCTCCTCAAGGCCGTGGATGCATTCTTCAATAATGTCCTTGTATTCTTTGTTCATACGTCGTACAACGGTCGCTTTCGCGGCATGACTTATAAATTCTCGTCTTTCCAAGCTTCCCACCTGGACTGGTAATACCAGAGGATGGCGCGCCACCCTCTGATGCGATGCCGCACGTATTCCACTAAACCCACTTCTTCTTCATAGGCATGCCAGTTACCTGGCCACCCTACTTGCTTGTAACCGCGTATCTTCATAGTTGTTTGTCAGAAAATGCTAGTTTTGCGACCTACGCGATGCCGTGAAATATCTCCATCGGAGTTTCAAGCATCTCATTTTCGACCACGATGCGGAGGACACCGCCTTCAACCTCGACGTCGGCTTTCACCTCCCTGCTGTGCGTAATGAAGTCGTCGAACGTCGGTTCAATAGCGTCGTCTATCATCCTTTCAATAATGATTTTCATAACACCTTTCTTGCTTTGCCCTTCTCAGGGCCACTAATTACACCCGCTTCTTCCAGTTGGTCTAGGAGAGCGGAGGCGCGGGCGTAGGGCATATGCATGTTCGGTAACTCTATCAGCTTGCGCGGCGTGATGCTGTCGCCAATCTCGTATTCCTTCCGTATCGCGGCCACGGCTTTGTCGAAGAGTGGGTCGCGCTGTGGCCTGTCAACCGGCAATGCTTGGGCCTGAGTTTGAGGCACAGTAATCTCTACGTCTTCGCCCCAGATGAGCTTTGCATTGACTAGGTTCTCAGGCGAGTAATGCAATCCAAGCAGAATGACCTTTCCGGCTTCCGTATCTGCTACCTCGATTGAGTGAAATCTCATTTTCATATGTCTCAAAACACAGATTGTGCGTCACTTCGAATGAAGGCGTCTAATGTGGTTCTTCAAGTTCGCAATCTTCTTCCCGCAATGCGGGCATCCATTTCTTTGTTTTATCTTCTTTACCATAATGATTTTGTTAGTCTGTCAATCTGTCGCAAATAACAGTCTTGTGCGTCAGACCGCCATCACCCTACTAATCATCTCCCTGCTATAACGATACGTCAAACACCCTGTCTTCAAGGCCAGAAGCCAGAACACACACAATGCAATCAGCGCCGCACACACCTCCATCCCGACGCCGCAAAAGGCGAGGATGTCGTCAACGTAGTCGGGAAGGTGGAAAAAGATTTCAGACCACATAGACTAGTTGAACGGCCGTGTCCTCGCGCGTAATTTCGCTCTCAGCGCCTCCAAACGGGTCGCCCCCGTCGAATAGAGCATTCATGTCTATGCGGAGACTCCTAAGCGCATTTTTGGCCTCCTGAGGCACATCTTTGTGCGGGCTTGGCGTCACCGTATACTCAGTATCGAGCTTCTCACCCTTCTTCGTAATCGTTATGTCGTAGTCCTGCGGCGGACCCCAATCGTCATTTGTAACCAGCTCAGTCATCTGGTTCTGAATGCTTACCTGCGTAATCTCCAGGATTTGGATGCGATTGACTTTGTAATTCCAAACTGGGAACGCCCAAAAGTGCTTTACCTTGTCGCCATCGCGCAAATCTGTCGGCGTCTCCGTCGGCTGCTCTTTCAAACGCACAGGCTTTCCCTGCACATTCCAGTATTGGAAGCCGAGTATCGGCGCGCCCATCACTCTGAACTTGTTAGCACCTTTCTCGAATTTGAAGTAATTGCCCGCACTCTTCGGAACCTCATATCCATGCGGTAACCAATTTTCTTTTTGCATACATTATAAATTTCTTTCCTCTATCGACTGACCGACATCAGCCGCTGTGTAATCTCCATCTCCACTAATTTGCTGTGCCTTCCTTGACCAATAATCCCCAAACTCTTTCATCTTCTCCAACGCATCCTCCAATTCATACGCATCGAACTTCCCTTTTTCCTCTGCCGTCAATTCATACCACTGGTTCTTAGTCCCGTCTGACATATCCATTCTTGGCAGAATACCCGCCATCTATCCCTGCTAATCGTCTCCTCTCCGCCTCGACCCTGGCTGCCATGTACGCTTTTACTGCACTCGCTACTCCCGCAAATGAGAGCGCCGGATTGTTCTCTCGGAAGCGGTGCCTCTCGCAATTGCATTGCATCGGCATACTAGTTTTCTAAACTTCTAATAACCTCTACCCGTGTCGCCATCTCCTGCGTCGCAGCCGACCAATTCCACAGCGCGCCGGGCAATTTGAATATCGCATCTTTCGCCAGCGATTTGGCACGGCCACAATCAAGCGCGAGCAAAACCGCATCGAGATTGCTCAACGATTTTCCATAGAGCGTCTGATACTGGCTTTGCACCGTCGAGATTTTGTACGACATGCAACCGTAGCTTACCTTGTCCTTGCGCGATAGACTTCCTGCTTTGTTGTCATCGACATACGCGGGAAGCGCACTTCCGTCGCCGTTCTCTTTGGCTGCAAGCTCATCGACGAGCGCATCTTTGAGCGCATCCACGCGATTGCCTACGATGACATCCGCAATGGCGCTACTGTCTACGCCATTACTCGCATACGCTTGCGGCAAGACACTATCTGCAATCGCATCGACGAGCTTGCCGCTCATATCTTCCGCATACGTCCCTATCGTAAAGTACGACCCTACAAACCCGAACACTACGAGGAGAGCTATTGCTAACTTCCTCGCCCCAGACTTCTTAAAACGCTTCGTCTTCCTATCTCGCGGCTGAGGTTTCACATCCTCACCCATGTACGTAATCTTCATAGTTGAATTTTTACGTGGTCTGACGTGCCACTAAACCGAAAGAGATATTAATAACGGCTTTTGCTTCAGCACCTCTGACCCCTAGTCGTACTAAGCCCTGCACTCATGACCCTGTGCAATCGCAACGACTAGGAATTAGAGATGCTGATGTCAGATGTGGATGGGGAAAAACCTAGAAGCCGCGCGTCTAGTACGGCTGCCGCAATAATAGGGTTCACTTTCCCCCATCCACATCTGACGAAGAACAATAGAGACGAGCTGTGCTTTTCAGCCTACGCACCACTCTCCTGTCCAGCTTTCGTGCTCATGGCCTAATGACCGGTGAGGTAGTCGCGCTCTGTCTCTGAGGCTTAATACTAAACGAACGTTCGTTTTCTTGCAACCTCAGCGCGACTGGGTTTTCCCCACTTTCCTATTTTTCCTTGATTTAGAGCCCTTTTTTGTCTTTCCCAATTTTAGATTACGAAAGTATTCCGACGGATTGTCAATCTTCCGCTTACGAACTTCCCACGACCGCTTTCCTAATTCAACCGCCGCTTGATTTGTCATGTCCACAGCATAGCACACATACGCTCGTTTTCCATGGTAGCGTTGTGAATAGCAGAGG